GCCTCATCTTTTGGAGGTAACAAATCATCTATATTTTGTATACCTAATGCAGAATACATACGTCTATATGCTTCATGTAAATCATGTATTTGAGGAGCTGCTTGAGCCATTTGTAGTTGAGTTTGAGCTATTGTTACTCTTTGACTCATGCTAAACATAGCAGGATCACTAACAGGAACAACATCAATCCTATCGTCAAAATCATCTACTTTTACTTGAGAATTAGCGTTAGGAACTTGATAAGGATATTCATTAGGCAAATAATTCTTAATAACTTCTGCTAATATCCGTAATTCTTGACGTTGAGCATAATGTAAACGCTTATGAATTGCAGATAGAATCTTTGTTCCTTGTTCTAAAAGAGCTACTGTTGTCCCTACAGGGTTCGCCTGACTACCCTCACCTACTGTAAGGTCAGTTACTGCCGCAAAACGTCTACCGCTCTCTACAAGGACACCTAGCATTTGTAATAAGGTTGAAGATGGTTCTTTGTACGGCAAAGGCATAATCGCCTCTCGTATAGATGATCCTGGAGCATCTACATCACGAAATTCTCCAGGCTGTAGCGGTAAGTCCTCATCGCGAACGCGAAGACCACGTGCTTTAAATCCTGCTGGTAAATTAGCTAATGTCCCTGCATCAATTAATTGACGTAAGATAGAAGTGGCTGATTTAGTAAGCCCCCCAATCATATGGATTAGACCGAAACCATAAAAACCTAATCCTGGAAGGAACTTATAATGAGTAAAATAACGAATTTTTCTTCTTTGAGGGTCTTCTTTTTTATAATTACGTCTTATAGATAAAATTTCGTTAGTATCTTCATGTAACGTAACAATATAAGGATCAGCTATACCTGTTTCTTCGCCGTTTTCATCTACATGTTCAAATCCTGGAAGGCTTAAATCAACATGCATCTCTAAAAGAGTAACACTTTCTTCATTCTGTATAGTTCTACGAAAACCTGTTAAATCGGCTATTTTTTCTTTAGCTTCGTTTTCGTTATAGTCTGACCCTTCTTCTTGTATCTCTATATCGCGATAAAATCCATCAAATTGTAATTTTAAAACGTCATTTGAATTCATCACTACAGAATGAGTGATACGAGAACAAGTGTCTAAATTAGATTCAGTATACGAAACGATTAAATCGTCTGGCATAACGAATTTACTTACAGGTCTACTAAAGCTAGGGTCAAAATATGTTTTCTTGAAAGCTGAACCTGAAAGCGGTAAGTAAAAAAGCATCTGATCTAGCTCTGGATCGTATTCCTCCATAACGTCTAGAATCATAAAGTTCATAAAGTTACGAACACGCTCCGCTTGTTCTTCAACTTCTCTAGTATGCTCACCTATAATCCGTGTTTGGACTGGACCTCCAGGAGGAATCAGCTCTTTGTAGGCTTGCGCTTGAAACTGAGTCGCAGCTTCCGCAAGTAACGGATGGGTAACGCCAGAAGACCCTCTGAACGGCTCATCGCGATCTTCAGTCTTAATACCCAAAAGGTCCAAGCCGTCAGTATATGTATCCAACCAATCCTGACGCGATTCCAAATCATCTTTATAGGACGAAACAAGATCTGAAGCGAGGTCTTGTAAATCTCTTTCATCCATTTCTTCAGCGAGATTAGCGTAGAAGTCATCCTCTTCATCTTTATTGTCCTCTTCAACGTATCCTACGATTGCTCCACCATCTTCCAGCATTACAGTATCGTCTTCAGAAAAAAGAGAAGGCTGGTCTTCTTCAATAACCTCTACTTCAAGAGCTTCTGAGGGGTTATCAAACATCGGAACAATGGATTTTTCAACAGCCATAACTTACCTCAATAATATGTAAAACTCTTTAATTTATACTCTAATTCGTCTTCTTCATAGTCAGAGGGCTGACGTATAAACCCTCCTTGTCTAAATCTTAACAAGGCTTGAGTCGTAGAATCGACCAAATCGTCGTTTTCTCCGTTGGGAAATTCGCATAATTCTTCGATAAGCTCTTCACCGAACCTCGTTTCTGGTATCCATACCAGTCCAGACTCAAAAATGGGTGCCACAGCGTTAGTCCTAGCAATCTTATCATTCCCTCTAGTAGGCGTATAATTTTGCACAGGTATGCCCATAGCTCTTAATTCGTGCGTTAGGGGCATCCCAGAGGCTTTCGCTTCGATAATAACTGAATCTGGCTCCCAATGTATATAACTTTCGTAAGCTACTTTCTTCAATTCAGGAAAATCAAGCCTATCTTTGACTGAATCAAGCAAAATTATGTGGTAATTTCCGTGGTCTTCGTCATTTTTAAAGACCCCCCACGTTGTTATAGCACTAAAATCGGCTTTTTCTGACTTTGAAAACGCTGTATCATAACTTTGTATGATATATTCGGGCATAGGAGGCTCTTTTTTATCCCAAGTTTGTATCCATTCGCGTTTTATTATGGCTCCTTCGCCACCTGTAGGCTCTTGCATCCACTGTGCAGCCCATTTTGCGTGTGGAAGTGACGCTCTAACCCCTTCAAGCTCTTCAATTTTCCAAAATTCAGGCCAACAAGGGTTTCCTGACGGCATAATTGCAGGAAATTCTATAATTTCCCATTGATCAGCCTTTGGATCGAGAGCTTGAGCCTTAATTAGTTGCCCTGTTAGGTCTTTTTTCGACCATCTTGTCATCACAAGGATGATTGTCCCTCCAGGCTGTAGACGTTGACGAGGTCCAGACGTATACCATTCATACGCTGATTCCATCGCCGTTTCACTCATGGCGTCTTGTTCCGAGTGGGGATCATCAATAATAAGAACATCAGCACCGCGACCAGTAATAGCTCCACCAACACCTGCCGCAAAGTATTCTCCTCCTTTGGCAGTTTCCCATCTTCCTGCCGCTTTGGAATCTGCTCTAAGTGATACATCTGGAAACACCTTTTTATAATCTTGCGTATCTACAAGGTCACGAATTTTACGACCAAAACGTACAGCCAACTCACCTGTATGCGTAGCTTGAATAATTTTTAAGTCAGGTTTAAGACCCAAGAGCCAAGATGGAAGCATATATGACGACATTTCTGATTTTGAGTGTCGTGGACCCATATTAATAATTACACGTTTTAATTCGCCTCTAGCTACGCGATTAAAAGTTTGTGACATTTTACGATGGTGGTAGCCTTCTATGAACGATGGCCACATTAACCTAACGAAACTTAAAAAATCGTCGCGTGATTGTTTACGAATTTCGCGTTGTTTTAATTCTTCGGCGATTATAAACGCTTGTTCAGCTTTTTCGCGAGGGAGATGAGAAAAGTCTAAATCAGTTAGCACCTTGTTGCTCACTTACTTCAGCTCTAAATTTTTGTCGTACTGCACTTGGACTCAAACCATCTTTTTGAATAGTATCTAATACTTTTACGAAATCATCATCAACGCGGAAAGATTTAGTTGGGTCAGGGGTGCCACTACCTGCCCCCATATATACTGGACGATTTGCCCCTAATTCCATTTGCATAGCTGTATCAGTCAAATATCCTGGTTCTGGGTCTACATCAGAAAGACTATCCATATTTTTAGATTTTAAAACAACTTTAATTTCATCATCTATTTTTTGTATAGCTTCTCGTAAAGTCATTCCTGGATTCATGTCCATAAAATCTTCTAATAATTCTAAAGTAATTGGAGACTGAAGCGAATCTGTTGCAAACCCTTCACGTGCAACTTCGTCAATAAGTTCTTTTTTATCTGCCGCCACTCTACTATAAAAATCATCTAAAGGTTTATCTAAAAGTTCGTCTTTATTTTTAGCTGATGGTGCAGGTAATCTAGGCATACCTGCTAATTCTTCTAATTCTGTTTTTAATTCATTTAAATGATATACCCCTTGTAAATCACCTTGAGGAGAATCTTTTCTTAAATAATAAACATTTTTAAGTTGTTTTTGTACAAATGGTAATTTATCCAAGAGCGAAGAACCAGTAACTTCAGGTATTGATTTTACAGCAGCTTTTGTAGCTGTCGCTGCGCCTGTAGGTAAATCGCTAATTACTTTTGCGATACCTGTCGCGGCTATAGGTAAAGCTGCAATCCCTTGAGATACTTTTCTTCTACCAACGTCAACCGCTTCTTCAGTGGCTACGCTTTTAGGAAACATCCGTTTTATACCTTTAGCCATAAGCGCAGTTACTGGGAATGCTTCAAGCGCACTTAATCCAACTGTCGCAGCACCAAGACCTTTTCCAAGTAAATCATCAGCACGTTTATATTGCCTCGCCCCTTCTTGACCACCGAAAACTGCTTCAGCTGGTGAAAAAGTAGTCAAGCCTATCGACCCTAAAAAAGAATCAGCACCTGCATCGCCAAAAATACCACGAGCTATTTCATAAGATCTATAATTTTCCATACCCATTTTATCGCGTAAAAAATTAGCTACTGATTTAGTAGATTTTTCGCGAAGCGTAGGTTCATAAGGTTGGAGTGTACCTTCTGACATTTACGAAGCCTTTAATGAAACAGCTAATGAAGGTGCGTCACCTGCTGCTTCGGCAGCAGCCGTTGATCTTTGTTCTTGCATTTTTGCTACATCAGATTCAAATTTTTGATATACTGCTTCAAACTTTTCTGGTTCCATTTTATATAAAAGAGAAGGACTTATACCATAGGCTTGCGCAACTTGTTCTTCTGGATCTAATCCTGTTTCGGTTGCTCCTAATATAGCATCTACTGGTATTCCTGCTAAACCAAAAGCGATTTTTGGTGCGGCTCGTCCAGCCCCAACTAACGCAGCCATACCAACATTACCGCGTTTGTACGTTTCTTTAATATCTATATCACCTTGACGATCGGGAAACATCCCTTCGTCCATGATACCTTTTAACATAAAATCTAAACGATCTTTAGATAATAAACCTTTATCTAATTGAGCCTTAACAGACGTAATATAATCATCTGCTTTATTTAAATCTTGAAAATATAAATTTTCAGCTACAGCTTTTTCTACGCCGTTTTCAAGATTCCTGTTAAAAATTCTTTTTGCATGGGTATGTAACGCTTTTCTATTTCCCTCTATTATTTCAGAAGGGGTGACATCCATAGATCTTGTAATCGTACCACCAAAAATTCCTGGTGCTCTATCCATTCTATCAGGATACCTAGCTGCTTTTTCAGGCGTAAAACCATAAAATTGTCCAACGTCTTCAGCTGGGCCTAATGGACTACCTAATGATTTAATTAAATTTTCACCTCTAAACGCTTTCATCGGTTCATCAGGTAAAACAGCGCGAGACCTTGAACCTACAGGATCGCTCATTGCTATTGACGCATCGTTTCCTGCACGGATAAAATTTCTAAATAATTCAGATTGAATTATACCTTTTTGTTGAGGATCCATTATACTGTAAACTTCGCTGGTCGATAGAATGCTGGTCGATTAGCCTGATTACTAGGTAACGCACTTATCCCAAAATTAGGAGGAGGAACTACAAATGGACCTTTTAATCCTCCGTATATTTCTTGCGCAAAAAGATTATTCATCGGCTGGATCGTATTAGTATCGTCTTTAATTTCTTCAGGTTCAATATCTGTAGGTAATAGTATTGGGTCACCATCACCTTGATCACCTTGATCTTGAGGCGAACTAAAATAATCTAAAAATGAAGGTTTAGTTAAATCAGTAATCGGAGTATCGCTACCTATACCAATATCAAAGCTACCTAATCTTGCTGCATCTAGCTGTTTTTGCATTTCTCTAGACTTAACTGATCCAGGAAGTCCTGTATTTGGTACATCGCCTCCGTATGTAACTTCTGTAGAAGTAGGTAATGATGGTAAAGACTGCGCAGCAGTAGTATTAAAAATACCTTGACCACTTAAAAGATCTTGAGCCGCTTGATTAGCTTGACTTAACGCAGTTGTACCTACACCACCTGTAAAAAGATCTATACCTTGTTGAAAAATATCTTTATCAGGAGCAGATTTAAAAGGCGCACCTGTTACAGGATCAGGAAGACCTTCTATACCTTTTACTTTATCTAAATCAGTAGCTGCAGCAAGAATACCTAATGGTAAACCTATTGGAGTAAATGCTGCCGCTCCTCTTGCCAACATTTCAGCTTTGCCAATATCTCTTGGCCTAGATTTAACTGGACCATATTGAGTTACATCACCAACACTTAACCCTCTTCGGATTTCATTAGGTTTATAAGCAAATCTAGAAGGGTCTACATTCCCACCTCTATTAGCTAAATCTTGAGCATAATCTTGCTCGGTCATTACTTGCATAGGAGAAGATGTACCTTGAGCTTTTGCCGCCGCGTCATATGCCTTTTGTTCTTCATCCGTCAAGTTATAGTTTTTCATAGTCGTCAAAACTTTAGCTTGACCAAAAGGATCTAAATATTTTTCGTATGCTTGATTCCTTATAAAATCCTTTTTCGTTTGAGACATATTCGGATAACTTGTTTTTAAATCAACAGGTTTTCCTGTAAGCGCAGATAAAAAATCACTTAAACTTGAAATACCTTGTTTTACACCACGACCAAGGCCAGTGGACATATTACCTTTGCCATAAGGATCTACGTCAGTAATCTCCATAATTTCTTCAAATTTAGATTGGCTCATTGGACCAAATTCTTCGTCAGCGTCCGTAGAACCTGTACCTCGTCCTCCTTTAGTACCTCCTATCATAGTCCCATCTTCATCGAAAACAGGTACGGCAGTATCTAAATAAGTAGCTGCAGTAGGACTAAGTGCTTCAGCCGCACTAATGCCTTTAGTAGTGTCTTTAGCTTGTGCAACACTACTAACTGCAGCTTTTGTTGATTTAGGATCAACAGTAGTTACTTGCCTAGCTTCTACGCCAAACGCTTGTTGTCTATCAGTTGGACCTTTATCACCTCCTGAAGGGGGAGGTGTTTTTGCTTTTGCTGCAGCTTTTTTAGCGGCTTGTTTATCTGCTTCTTTTTTAGTTTTTTCCTCTCGATACTTATCAAGAGTATCTTTCATGCCAGAGCGATTTTGTCCACCACCGCCGCCTGACTTACCGCCTGACTTACCGCCTGACTTACCACTTTGTCCTGGTGGTCCTTCTTGGTATCCACCCCCCGAAGGGTCATTAGCTCTACCTGCCTCATCCTCGCCAGCAAAACCTCTAGGCATATTTTTCTCCTCAGAAATATATGCGCAAAAAGATATACTAATTTTTGATCTATGACAAGGGATCTTAGACCATTAACAATAGTATGAGTGGTTTATGTAAATTTTTGTAAAAATTTTTGCCATATCTCGAGGCTGTTATAACACGATGTTGCTTATATAAAGGCCGTGCGCGTTTTAGGGGGGTGGGGGTACGAAAAAAGCCCCCCTAGTAGGGGGGCTAGTAAAGGGGGTATTAAGCCCCCTTTAAGCTACCGCTAGGCGGTAGTGATTAGCTTATCCACTTCCATCAGCCGCTTGCGGTAAAAGGTGTATATGCGCTGAACAGACTGGGTAGTAGCTAACACGCTATCATCAGCCCCTAGCGCATCAAGTAACTGGGATACAGTAGCTTCACCCCCTAACTGGTCTAGGGTATAAAGTATGGCTTGAGCTTGAGCCGGTAGGGGCTTTTCAAGCGAGCCTAGTTTAGCTACCGCGTCATCCACTATTTTTAGCTTTACGTTATTACGCCCCTTAGCGGCAGGGGCAGGGATACCACACTTAGCGATTGACTTAGGGTCAACAGTAGGGGTTACAGTAGCGCCGTTAGAAGTAGGTTTTGAAATTGACTTGTTCATAATGTACATCCTTATTTAGGTTAAGTGCTAGGGGGCTAGCCCCCCTTGCTACCCCTATAATTATAGCGATTTATTTACTATAGTAAACCCCTTTTTTACACTAATTTCTTATTAGGCGATAGGTTTAGACTATTACTATAGTAAGAGTAAAACGAGTCAGTCAGTCAACCAGTCAATCAATACCACCGCGCAAAGAAAGAGCGCGAACGAGTCAACGCCCACGCTGCTACTTTCTTATGATGATGAAGAGTGGTGACTCTCTTGCCACGCCTCTCTGACCTTAAGCCAGAGGGCGAGCAATACAATCACGTTACAGACGATGAGGAAGATGAGAGTGCCGTCCATAATCAAGACCCCAGAACGGAGGCGTTACGCCAACCGATCATTTCCAGCATAAGGTCATGCTTACTACGACCGCCAGCAGTGCCGTGAGGACTGTCCAACGCTTGCGTAAACAGCTCACTAATTACACGAGGAACGTGATAGGACGCATCGCCAGCCAGCGCACCTTTCCAATGAATGAATCGTGCGACTTCAGGGTTAAACGAAAGCCGACCATAATCAGGATGGTCAGCGTAATCAAAACCATCACAACCTACATCACCATACTCAACCATGCTATGTACCTTTCTACTTTCTATAACTAACTACCTTTATACTATAGTATACAACGCTCATGAAAGCTAGTACAAAATAAACAAAATTACCAGCCGCTCAATGCGAGTCAGTCAGTCAGTCAGACAATCAATATCATTGGTCAAAACCAATGATAAGAAAAATCAGTCAATCAGGCGAAAACTGCATATGATGATGAAGAGTAGTCAGTCAGTCACTCAGGGGCAGTAGCTGATGAAAGGGCGACCAGCAAACACTGGCCGCCCAAGGGAGATTAGTCAAGTTTGATATAATGCTCGTCAGCCAACAGCTTACGATAGAAGTCATAGATACGCTTTGGAGTCTGGACAGTCTTAAGACCATTATCCATAAGCGCACCAACGATCTCACCCTGCGTAGCAGTACCGCCCAATGCCTCAAGAGTATTAAGGATAATCATCGCCTGACCAGCGATTTTACGATTAGGAATATCCTTAGTCAAGAGAGTGACCTTACGACCATTAAAACCTTTTGGTGCAGGGGCAGGAATACCAGAGTTACCGACAGGATCGACAACCTTAAGAGCTGTCTTTGGAGCTGGTGACTTAGTAGCCTTTGGTGAAGTGGCTGTCTTCTTTGCTGCTTTGGCCATGATGGCCTCCTTTCTACTTTCTAACTGGTAGGACACCTCGCCCTAACCATGCTCTTATTATAGTATGCACTAGCACGAAAGTAAAGTACAAAATACACCAAAATAATCAGCGGCGAGACCAGGGGCGAGTCAATCAATCACTCAGTCAATCAGTCGGTCAGTCAAACAAACATCGCCCAAAAACTGAGGCCAGTCGATTGGAGCAGAGTATGATGAAGCAATACATGATGAAACCCCCTCCTCCATCAGCCTCAAGGCATCAGCCCCACGATGAAGTGTCAAGGCTTTAGATGATGAAACCAGTATCCATGAAGCACCCCCAACTGTTGCACGGCGCATGTGCCAAGAACATTGGAAAGGGGATAGTGATACTCGGTCGTTCGATGTACACTTGAGTTCAAGCCAAAACTCACGACCGCCATAGCACGCATTGACGTCAGGCACTCCCTGCTGTAATGCTCCCGTCTCGATCCTCTGCCAATGGACCTTGGGCAGATTCGTCTTTAGGGCTTGATACAATTTCTTCTCTGTACTGTACATCGTTCACTACTTTCATATTGTCACCATCCAATAACTGCTTTAACTTTGAAGCAAGCTCCTCGTC